TTAGGTCATTGGATGTTTCGGATGTCTCGATTTTTTCAGTTGTTCAATTCGCCCATCCTCTTCTTCCTGAGGCTTGGTATACTCACGGACGGTCTCCTCATCTTTGCCTACCGTTGAAACGTAATATAAATCTCTCGCCCAGAAACTCTGTCCTATGAAGTTTTTCTTTCGCCCCACGTAGCGAGCTATAGCTATTGCACTTTTGCCCTTAATGAAGCCGACTGCTTGCGACACCGAGTATTTGGGTGGGATTGAAATCAGAATATGCATATGATCCGATACCAAGGCGATTCACAGATTAGGAGAGTTTCGATGATTCCCGTAATTGTCAAACTTTGTGAGCCTCCCCCCGGCAGAGCCTGGGGACTAGAGGATAACTACTCTATTTTTAGAGAATTTATCGGCCTGCTGCCCAAAGATCCGTTGTTGATCATTACCATCTTTGAACATAACGCCGACGGCACCAGCACTGTTGAACTGCCGAATGGCTGCTTGATTAAAGCGTGTGGCCAATCGGTCTCGCTCGACAGCCAGGCGTTTGTGCAGTTCGGACAGATTCAAGGCGAAGCGCCGGAACTGAGTGTGGAAGTGATTGAAATTTGATGGCAGCTTTATGCTTCAAATGAATAATTAAACTGCATTATTTGCAATTAAAACCTGTGCCAAATATCGCGCAAACCTACAGCGCGCTGTGAATTAGCAGTATGTTTGTCCAAAGCGAAACTATTCGAAACATGGCCCAACATAGCGAAATGACAGGCATCAGGCAATTTTGCCTTTTTTTGCGTTTTGCAAATAATTCGCAAAATTTGCCAAAAATTTTGCATTTGTTTTGTCCATAATGCCATTTTTGAATTTTTCAATCGCATAACCAACAAAAACAGGCCATTTTTGTTTATACAGTCGTTAAATGTATGAAAATTTAACGATTTTATAATTTTCGCCCGGCCCAAACCACTCTACCGACAAGATAAAGGTCAGGACTATCTAAATTGTCATCAATGATAAATGGCTTATATGCCGGATTATCAGCGGTCACACTTATTTTTTTGCCAGGTAGACTTTGCAGGCGCTTAATCAATAGACGACCGTCCATGACCATAACATAAATGCCGTCACCAGCCAGCTCTTTGATTGATCGATCCACTAAGACCACATCATGGGCGTGCAGTGTTGGTTCCATCGATTCACCCATGACATAGATCAGGCAAAGTCGGTCTGGCGTTGCGTTCAGTTCGTGCTCTATCCATTGACGTCTAAAAGCTAAACTGTCCTTGATATTTTCGCTATCGTTCCAGGCGCCATGGCCGGCCGAGGCGCGAACATCATATAAAGGTATATAAACATAATTGTCGGATTCAATAGCGCTTGACGCCGCCTCTCTCTTGCCTGGAAACTTTGGACCAATGCCCAGCGCCAGCCATGAAAAATTTACACCTGCCGCGCGAGCTATAGCGATTAATATGGGCCTAGTTGGCTCGCCGCCGGAAAAATAGCGCCTAATTCCGCCTTGAGAAATTCCAGCCTCTCTCGCTAGTGCGTTAACACTACCGACCAAATCGGCGCAGACTTCCAGCCGTGCGATAAATTCCAGATCAGCACCGTCAGAACTTGAAAGTTTACCGTTTAAACTTTCAAGTTGTAGCTCGTCCGCGTCATTATGCTTTAAAGTTCCATTATCCCTTTGTTTTTTCACAATAAATAAACCAAAGTTAACCCAAAAATCACCGTTAAACTTTAAAGAAACTTTAAAGCAAAAAAGCAATAAAGTTTAAAGTCATTGTTTATTAGATCTAATGCGCTTGACGATATAGATTTTTAGAACTAATCTTTAGCGCATGAACCAGTTAAACAAGTTTAAAAAAACCAGTCCAACAGAATGGCACCCTGCCGACATCGTGGCCGCCCTTAGAAAAAAAGGCTGGTCATTGCGTCGACTTTCTATCCACCACCAACTAAGCCCTTATACGTTGGGCAATGCGATCAGTGCGCCCTATCCAAAAGGCGAGCGCATTATCGCGGCCGAGATCGGCGTTAACCCCCAGGAAATCTGGCCCTCGCGCTATGACGATCAAGGTCTGCCTAACCGTGGCCGCCGGCCGCGTAGAGTTTAATTATCAATAGTGTCTGGGCTTAGTAACAGTATATACGCAAACCGCAAGGAGAGGATTTTATAATGTTTAATCATAAAGACGGATTTACAATCGAACTGTTCAAAATTCCAGAGCCGCAGTGTCTGGAGCCCGGAGATAATCGCTACGCCCGTGAATCGTCTATTTTAATCAGCGAAATTTTGGCCGATTCCGGTTTCGCCGACCGCTATGCGATCAGCGCCGAATTGTCACGCAAGGCCGGCAAAGAAATCACCAAAAACATGCTAGACGGCTACGCGAGCCCGTCTCGCATCGATCACGCCCTGCCCTTATGGCTGGCGCCAGTCTTAGAAGAAGTCTGCAGCTCATCAAAATTAACCGATTGGATGGCCGAAAAACGCGGCGGCTTGGTCGCCTATGGCAAAGAGGCCATTAATCAAGAGATCGGCCGCCTGGTCCTGTTAAAAGAGCAAACTATTAAAGAAATCAACGAGCGCATCCAAAGCCTGGAAGTTATGGCGCAAGGCGGCCCGCTATGAGTAAAACCTATTACTATAGCGCTAAAGAATTAAGCGGCCTGCCAGGATCGGTCCAGGGCGTGATCGACAGAGCAAAACGCGATGACTGGCCCAGCCGTCAGCGCGCCGGCAAAGGCGGCGGCCGTGAATATCCCGAGATCGCGCTACCTAGAGACACGCGCCAATATTTAGAAAGCCAGCGCATTAGCGCCTGCCTGCCGGCTACGATCGAGCCCGAGCAGCTGCCGGCCGTGGCCGAGTTCGACGGCCTGACCATCACCGACTCCCAGCGCCTGGAGCGCGACGCGCGCAAGGCCATAGTCGCCGAGATCGCCCGCCTGCAAACAGAGACCAACTGTTCACAAGATACGGCTATCAATACGCTGCTGACATTGGCCAAGCTAGGCCAGCTCAGCCCGGTCCTGGCTCGCCAGCTGGAACTGGCACGCGACAAGCGCGGCGCCAATAATGAAGTACCCTGCGACCGCACGATCCGGCGTTGGATCAAAGCCGACAGCCTCGTGCCCAAGGTCAAACAAAAAAGCCAAGCCATGCCGGCCTGGGCGGGCGACTTTTTAAAATGCTATCAACGCCCACAAAAGCCCAGCGTATCAATGGCTTATGCAGAATTTAAAAGCCAATATCATGGCAGCGACTGCCCAAGCATTCACAAAGTCAGGCGTTTTTTGGAAATGCTGCCCAAGATTCACGTCGAAAAAGGCCGCATGGGGCCGCGCGAACTGAAAAGCATCAAGCCCTTTGTGCGCCGGGCTTTTGAGGATTTGTGGCCGAACGATGTATGGTCCGCCGATGGTCACTGTTTTGATGCCGAAGTCCAGCATCCTTTTCATGGCCGTCCGTTCCGGCCCGAGGTTACGGCCATCGTCGACGTGGGCGATCGCTCCGTCACCGGCTTTTCCGTGTCATTGTCCGAAGCCTCGCTGACCACAGTCGACGCGCTACGCCATGCGTTTACGCGCTCGGGCATTCCGGCCATCTTCTATGTCGATAATGGCTCAGGCTATGCCAACGAAATGCTGAAAGACGAGGCCGTCGGCATTCTGGGCCGGTTCGGGACTGAGGTAAAGCATTCCCTGCCGTACAACAGCCAGGCGCGTGGCGTGATCGAGCGGCTCCATAAATCCTTATGGATTCCGCTGGCCAAGGCGCTGGACAGCTATATCGGCTGGGACATGGACCGCGAAGCCGCTCAACAATTTCACAAAGAGAGCCGTCGCGGCGACAAGAACGGCCTGATCCGCCTGCCGATCAGCTGGGCCAATTTTATCGCGACCTGCGAGGACGCGATGGAAATCTACAACAACCGGCCGCACAGCAGTCTGCCCACGATTATGGATACCGAAACCGGCAAGCGCCGGCACATGAGCCCTTATGAGTACCGGACGCGCAAGATGAACACGATCGACGGCTATCAGCACCACACGGTCACTCCCGAAGAGGCCGATATCCTGTTCAGGCCGCGCGTGGTGCGCAAGATTCTGCGCGCCGAGATCAATCTGTTCAGCAACCGCTACTTCAACAGCGAATTGGCGACCCGCCACGGCGAAGAACTGCAAATCGGCTATGACATCCATGACGCCAAGTGGGTCTGGGTTTATGACGAGGACGGCCGGTTTCTGTGCAAAGCCGAGTTTAACGGCAACTCAAGGGACTATTTCCCCAAGCCCGTCATCGAACAGGCACGCGATCGACGCGCCGCCGGCCGACGCAAACGCGCCGAAAAAATACTGGAAGAGATCGATGCGGAAAGACATGGCGGCAAGGCTTTGGAAGCCCTGCCCATTGAAGAAATCCCCGGCATGCGCGCAGCCGCGCTGCGTGTCGAGAATCGGCCCGTGGAAATGGCGGCAACCATTCCCACGAGCGACCAACCCAGGGAGCGCTTTAACTTCTGGCGCGAACTGGATCAACGGGTAAAAGCCGGCGAGGACATCCCCGAAGGCTTGCGCCATTTTTACATCGCGTATCCAAAATCCGCCGACGGCAGAAGCTGGATCCGCACTTATGCCGCTGACGAGCAATCCAGCGGCGCTCTGTAACACTAACAACAAAAATGAGTGAAATATGATGATACAACACGATAATCCCGTCACGCAAGCAGCCGGCATCGCGCAAATCGGCAACCTGGCGCAATGCCAGACCGCCTTGGAGCGCGCGCTGTCGCGCTCGACCAATCTGCCGGGCCTGGTCTGTTTTTACGGGCCGAGCGGCTGGGGCAAAAGCCTGTCGAGCAACTTCCTGTGCAACGCCCAGCGCGGCTATTACGTCCAGGTCAAATCGATCTGGAGCAAAAAAGTGCTGCTCCAGAAGATCCTGCTGGAGATGGGCATCAAGGCCGGCCAGACCACCGGCGAAATGCTCGACCAAATCTGCGACCAGCTGAGCGCCTCCGGGCGGCCTTTGGTCGTCGACGAAATGGACCACTTGGTCGACAAAAAAGCCGTCGAGCTGGTCCGCGATATCTACGAGGGCAGCCAGGCGCCGATCCTGATCATCGGCGAGGAAAGCCTGCCGCAAAAGCTGAAAAAATGGGAACGGTTCCACGGCCGCATCCTGTCGTTTGTGCCCGCCCTGCCCGTCTCACTGGACGACGCGCGCCTGCTGGCACAAGTCTACGCGCCCGGTATCGCTTGCGGCGACGACCTGCTGGCGCATCTGGTCGACATCAGCCACGGCAGCGTGCGCCGCGTCTGCGTCAACCTGGACCAAGCCCGCGAAGAGGCCGAAATGCTGGGCGCCGACTATATCGACCTGGCGATCTGCCAGAAAAACAAGGTCAATTTTTACACTGGCGAAGCGCCAAAACGTAGGGTTTAAGTAATGCAAGTAGAGACATACGCAGACGATCGCGCCGGGGGGCGCGTGTTTTCAGGGGCCGCCAGCATGAGGCTGGCCGTAAGGGAAAACAGCAAGGAGCCTGCTATTTCATTGCATTTGATATGCGCTAACCGCAACACGGTCGGCATGCTGACGCTGACCAAAGAGGAGCTGAAAGAACTGATCGCCGCCGGCGCCGCCGCCATTGACTATATCGATGCGAAGGAGGCCGCCCATGTCTAGAGTGTCCGGTCGTAAGCCTGTGCATTTACAAATGGAAGGCGGCAAAGAGCCGCGCCAGATCATGTGGGAGAAAATCCGCGTTCTGCGCCAGTTTACCCTGCCGCAACTGGTCGGCGAGCTGTCTGGCGCGATCCATCGCACCAGCACGCGCGCCTATGTTAACGCCCTGACAGCCGGCGGTTTTTTGAGCCTGGAAGACAACAAAGTCTATACGCTCATCAAAGACCAAGGCGTCGAGGCGCCCCGGCTGAAAAAAGACGGAACACCCGTCACAACGGGGTATGGCACCGAGAACATGTGGCGCACCCTGCGCCAATTGGGGCGAGCCGTCACCGTCCAGGAGCTGGTCGCGTTCGCCTCCACGGAGGCCAATCCGATCACCGAAATAACGGCACATGACTACCTTAAAAAGCTGACAAGAGCCGGCTATCTGACCCGAGACAGATCCGGCCGCTATGCGCTTATACCCTCAAAGAACACCGGCCCGAGGCCGCCCATGATCCAGCGCTGCGCGCAAATATTCGACCCGAATCTCGGCGAGGTCGTCTGGAGTAAAGTCAATGCCTAATCAAGCATCATTAGCACGGTTAAAGGCCGAAGTCGCCCGGACCAACATCACACAAGTGGCGGCCAAAATGGGCGTGCCGCGCTGTACGGTCAGCCTCGTGGTCAGGGACAAATATCCGGCTAACCCGAAAAACATCCTGGAGAAATTCGAGGACGCATTCGGCCGGCTACTCTGCCCGCACCTTAACATCGAGTTAAAGCGCTCAGAATGTCTGGAATATTCCAGCAAGCAGCGCCCATCGAATCCGATCGGCCTGTCGCATTGGCGGGCCTGCCGGAATTGTGAACACGGCAAACAAGGGGATATGAAATGAGAAAGTTCTGTGCAGTTAAAAGAGGCGTTAAACGCCGAAAAATGATGGTGGAGCATTGCCGTTGGCGCTCATTAGTACGGAGAGGCTCCAACTATCGCGCCCGGCTTCGATTAGGGTTGCCTCGTCCAAAGATGTGGCCCCTATGCGAATACGAAAGATTCCATAACTGCAATGCCGAAAATAAGGTTTATCGCGCATTTGCGTGGCGACTGGTTGAGGAGGGCCTATAGCATGAGCGTAGTAATCGACAGAACCGGCCCCGGCTTTATCGCCGCGCCCACGATCGAGCGCGTATGCGTAGACGGCGGCATAGCGGCATACAGCATTGTGCTGTATGCCAACGAGGACGCCCAAATCAATATCAGCTTTGGCCCTAGAACCGACGAGGACGACGAATGAAAAGACTTTTCAACCACCTGGCGGCGCGCATCCGGCGCGCCATCCCATCCCAAACGACAGGAGCCCGCGACATGGCAAAACTTGACAGCACCCAACTGGCGGAACTCGCCGAACACGTCAGCAAACTGGCCTGCCAAGGCTTTGAAGTGGTCGACATGGACACCAGCGGCGATGCGCCGACCTTTACCGTCCGCCCCATGCCGCGCGAACTGCCCAGCCTGGCCGGCTATACCGTACAGGAGTTTTAACGATGATCCGTCCGCATAACGAACTGCTGAAACACGCCCGCCGCCGCGCCAGCCTGGATCTGTTCCTTGACCGCTGCACGGGCCTTTTCGACACCCTGCAAGCCAAGCGCCGTTCGATCGCGCGCCGCCGCACCGCCCGCGACCTGGACACCAAGGGGGTTCTGTGATGCCCAACGAACAGAACCCCGGCCTGGTCGCCCAAGTGGCCGAAAAGCTGATCGCCATGGGCTTCGTGATCGTGACCGCGCGCTTCGGCGATGCGCCCTGCATCACGGTGCTGGCCACGAAGGCGACTTGGCAACTGGCTTCGCACTACAAGGGCCAAGGCCATGACGGGCGCGGCCATTACTTCACCTATGCCGCGAACGTGGACGGCGTCGAGGTCGTCTGGCATCGGGCCATGGTCGCGCCGGCCATGAATCCGCGCCGCCGCTGGCAAGCCCGACGGCCCAAGCGCCCAATCGCGTATCGCGCGCTGCACTAAAACCCAACCCGCCCATGCCACCCTCCGGCATGGGCGCTATGAAGCTTTGAATTTAGGTAACACCATGAGCACAAATCCTCTGAAAAATCCCTTCCCCATCCCTGACGGCTACCGCGCCGATTCGTTCGGCCGCCTGGTGCCGGTCTCTGCCATCAAACCTCTTGATCTGCTGCGCGACGACACCGTTACCCGCATCATCTGGAATGCCCAGATCATGCAGGAGCAAATGCGCCTGTTCAAAAACAAAGCGCTGGCCGATATCGCCGCCTTTCTTGAGATTGCCGCCGACCAATACAACACCAAGCTGGGCGGCAAAAAGGGCAATCTGTCGCTGGTCAGCTATGACGGCAAATACAAGGTGCTGCTGGCCGTCAGCGACAGCCTGAACTTTGACGAGCGCCTGCACATCGCCAAGCAATTGATCGACGAGTGTATTCATGAATGGACGGCGGACAGCAACGCCAACATCAAGGCCCTGGTCGAGCACGCTTTCCAGACCGACAAGCAGGGCAACATCAACACGGCCCGCATTTTCGGCCTCATGCGGTTGAAAATCGAGGACGCGAAATGGCAGCAGGCCATGGAAGCCTTGAAAGACAGCATCCAGATCACGGCCACCTCCCAGTATCTGCGCCTGTACGAGCGCGTCGGCGATACCGACAAGTATCAGCAGATCGCCATGGACATTGCGGGGCTATAGTCATGAGATTAACCCAAAAACAAAAAGCGCTCTTGAGCGAGCTGGCGGATGTCTACCCCACAGGCCAGGTTCTGGTCAGCGGGCGTTATTCCGATCATTCATTGCGCACGGCCAAATCACTGGAAGAAAAAGGCTGGCTAACGCTGGAAGAAAGCCACGGGGATTTTTATGCCAGCTTCAGTTCTGACAACTATGCCGACTGGCATGAATTGATGGAATCAAGCGACCAGACGGAGGAATCCTTCAATGACTGAACCCGCTATCGAAATGATCGACCGCAAGCGGATCGCCGAATTGGCAGGTGTCAAGCTTTTTAAAGTCGTACTGGCTGCTAGAATTCAGCAACTCGACATGCCGAAGCCCAAGGCAAAAAAAAGAAGCGGGATGCCGTACGACCAAGCCGAAATTCTGGCATGGCTGGAAAAAACGCCGATCAAGGACATCTCTTTGACCTCGGAGCGATTCGCGGCCGAAATGGGCGTCAAGATAGCCCCGTCAAAAGAAGCCGGCCAGCGCCTGGACAACCGGCTGGCCGTCGATTTCATGCGCGGCCGCTATGCGACACCCTGGAGACAGTGGCTGCATAACCGCCGTCTGCGGAAAGCACGGGAAAACCGGCCCAAACGCCAGCGGGTGCACATTCACGAGGCGCCGAACGCGCCCGAGGCGCTCCGCGCGGACCTGGTCAGGCAAACAGGCGAAGAGCGCCAGACCCTCGCCGGCATGGCCGGACGTGCCTTTTACTAACCCTCCCTGCACGGGCGGCCCGATCGCGGCCGCCCGGACAGCAAAAACAACAAGAGCAGACACATGGCTACAATCAGGAACAGAAACTATAAAAACCCCAAGCACGCCGCCCGCCGCCACGCCGCGATCGGCAAGATCCACATCGGCAAGCAGCAGCTGGGCCTCGATGACGAGACCTACCGTGCCATGCTGATGACCATAGGCGGCGTCAAGTCGGCCAAGGATCTGACGCCTGAAGGCATCAGCAAAGTGGTCGCGCACCTGGAGCGCGCCGGGGCCAACTTTACCAACCCCAAACGGGCCGGCCGCCGGCCGCATTCGATCGGTAGCGCCTCCGAACGCGCCGCGCAGTTGCGCAAGATCGAGGCGCTGCTGGCCGATGCCGGGCGGCCGTATGAGTACGCCGGCGCGATGGCAAAGCGCATGTATAAAAAGGATGCGCTGGAATTCTGCGATGGCAGCGAGCTGTCCGGGATCATCGCGGGACTGATGAAGAATGCCCAGCGCGAAGGGCGGGAGGCGAAATGAATACAGAACATGCCGGAAAAAAGGTCATCGTTAAAAAGAACCAGACGCGCATAGGCGGCGCAAAATACCCAGGAAGAACGGGCGTTGTCATAAGAGCCAACAGTTGCGATGCCAATTTGCTACACGTCAAACTGGACCCGACAGCCAGCGCCAAAGAAACCGTAACAACCTTTTGGCTAAAAGAGCTTGAATTTGTTGACTCAGAAGAAGGGCCGGCCACCATGGCGCAGGAGGCGGAAAGCGCATGAGCTTTTTAAATCTCTGTTTGCTGTTGGCGCTTGCCAGCCTGGTCATGGGGATCGGTTTCAAAAGCGACCGGTTTTATCTGATCGCGGCCTATTATGCCGGGCTGGGCATTATGGAGTTGATCCCATGAGCACGAACGCAATAATTTCACCCAAAAAACCACATGGCAGTGGCTGGATACAACTGCCCCCTCTTCCGCAATGGATAACAATGGGATTCGATGCCATTGCCTTTCGACATATGGATTCAGACCTATGCGTGATATCGGCCGTTGAAGTCGCAAAAGACGAACCAGGAGCCGAACATATTGGGCCAGAATACCATGTCAGCATTAGTAAGCGAGCTCAGCGATGCTCGTCTCAAGAAGCGAAATGGGTATTAAAACAGTTCAATATGGAAGATGCAGAAGAAGATAATCATGTCCCAAACGGAAAGGTTAGAAACTTCTGGAGGCCAGTGTCAGATCGTTTATCAGGCTATCAATGCCCATGCAAGGACAGCGAGCCGGCCATAACAGAGGATAAAGGCGACTATGTCTGGCGAGGGATTCCAAAATGAGCAAAAAACGCTTCATCCAGGCCGTCATTATCCGCAGCCTGCCGGAACTGCCGAAACTCCCCGCCGCGATCAAGTACGCCGAGGACCTGTGGGACGCCCTGACCCGGCACGGCTACGGCCAGCCGACCGAAGGCAAGCCGCAGACCGGCAAGGACTGGTACCGGGAATTGAGCGAGCGCCAGCGCAAATGGTTCGCGGCCTTCTGGAACGCCTTCGGGCACAAGCAAGGGCGCAACGAAGCCGCGATGCGCTGGCACCAGCTCGGCGAGCTGACCGACGAGCAATACCGGCAGATCGTCGAGGCCGCCAGGAAAGAGGCCGGCAAGCAACTGGCGCCCGGCCAGGTGCGCAAGATGGCCCAGGGCTGGCTGTTCGAAAAGCGCTATCTGGATTATGCGCCGGACGAGCGCGTTAAGCAGGGCGAGAAAAACCACGTTTTAACACGCCTGATGGGCGAACTTAACGGCATCAGGCAACTACACGCGGCCAGCGGCGACGAAGCCTTGCTGGCGCAGATCAACAAGCTTGAAAAACAAATTAAAGAGGAGCGTAAATCGTATGAGCATAGCTAGACCGATAGTTACCAAAGAAATGATCCTGGAAGCTGCAAAGCTGATCGCCAATAAGCTTGATGACGCCGATGCGGATACAATCGCCGAGTATTACAGGCATCACATGGACGGATACGAGTTAGCGAGAGAGCTTGATAAATGGTGTGGGTGGGATTTAACCATGAGGGATGTTGAGGAGCTGGACGGCATGAGCAGTATTGTTGATGACTTGCACAGACAAGCCGAGGACCGCTGGTTCAAGGATAACAACATTCAGGCACCACTGCCTATCGGCAGCAAGATCAAGCAAGGCGTCATTGAAGGCATCTGTCAATACACGGCGGCCAGGTATCTAGTCAAAGAAAACGGATGCACCAAGAAAGACCGCTTTCTGCTAATAAGGTTCGAGGATGCGGTAGCCGAATAGCCTGCCATTCGTTAACAAGGCCCCGCCAGTCGGGGCTTTTTTGTGCCTTATAATAAACCAATAGTTTATAATACAAGACTTTATAAACTCATACGCCAGCTCAGGAGACCGTCATGACCGCATCCCTTGACCAATTCCCCGACCATTACCCTGAAATCCTAGCTGATTTGCAAGCCATCGTCACGTCCAGCCTGACCGCTGCCGGCATCGACGCGGCCCAATCCAGCCAGGTCGCGCACCAGGCCGCCGAGAAGATCAGGAAGAGCTGGGGCGGCCAGATGGTTTACATCGCCAAGGGCAAGGACTACGAATTGTCCCAGCGCGATCTGGAAATCTGGGAGAAGTTCACCGGCCGCAATCACAGCCAGCTGTGCCGGGAATACGGCATCAGCCTGCAATGGCTGTACAAGATCATCAACCACCAGCGCGCCGAAGACGTCAAGCGCCGGCAGAACGACCTGTTTGCGTGATCGCACTAACTAAACTGCTTTAATTCCAACCCCGCCCAGCGCCGCCTACACTGGCGGCATGAACACAAACAACCCGACCACCGTTACCGCCGCCTGCCTCGATCTGATCAAAAACTCAGAAAGCCTGCGCCTGCGCGCTTATCTCTGCCCCGCCAACCGCCTGACCATCGGCTACGGCCATGTGCTGATGCCGGCCTGGGACGCCAAGCTGTTCCGAGGCATCACGGCCGAGGCGCTGGCCCGCATGATCACCGAGAGCAAGCGCAGCCGGATCGTCAGCCGCGAGACCCAGTCGCGCCTGCGCATCACGGAGGACCAGGCCGATTACCTGCTGCAGCGCGACGTGGCCCAGACCGCCCTGTTCCTGCGCTCCGTGACACCGGTCGCGCTCAGTCAAAACCAGTTCGACGCGCTGGTCTCGTTCATTTTCAACGTCGGCCAGGGCAATTACGCCGAATCCACCCTGCGCAAGAAACTGCACGCTGGCGATTACGCCGGCGCCGGCGCCGAATTCGACCGCTGGGTCTACGGCACCGTGAACGGCAAAAAACAGAAGCTGAACGGCCTAATCACCCGCCGCGCCGCCGAGCGCGCTTTGTTTGAAGGAAACCATCAATGACTCCCGAAGTAAAACAACTGCTGTCCCGACACGCCGAACTGCTCGAACAACTCAAAGCCGAGCATCGAAAAATGAACGCCTCCGCAGAACGCCAAGATGAAATCTGCGCCGAAGGCCGCGCCGTGCAGTTCCAGCTACTGCTGCACATGCCGTGCCGCGCCTTCTTCAGATACTTCAACATCAACCGGGAGGCGGCGTTATGAGCTGGGTCACGAAAACGGCAGGATGGATTGCCATTATCTTCGGTTTGGCTGGGTTCGCCATGGACCTGTTCGACGCGGATGCCGCCGCTGTGCTTGTGACCAACGGCTTGGGCTACATCGGCATCGATCGCAAATTCAAGCGCGCGGGCTGGAACGGCCATGGAGATAAGCCATGATGTTGAGCTGGAGGCAAGTATTTCTTCTTTTTAACTGTTCCCCTGCGGTTGGCTCCGTACCGGTAATGCCTCGCCACAAAACTAAGCGCCGCCGCAGCCGCTTTGAAGTTAGGGGGCATTGATGCTTGCGACCATCGTTCTATGCATCGGCCCGGCCCTGGCCGCGCTGATCGTGATTGTCAGCTTTTTTATCAACCGCCGCCGCAAGCAGCGCCTGGCGCAAATCACCGGCGCCATGCAGGCCGCCGCTGCCGCCCATCGAAACATCAAACGGCGTCAAATGCTCGACGCCGAACTGGAACAACTCCATGAACAACACCGCAAGGAGACGCTCGATGCCCAAACGCCTGATCCTGCCCGCGCTGATTTTGACAATGACTGGCTGCCAGAGCCCCGCCCCGGCACCGGCCGGGGTTCTGCCGCCGATGCCCCTGCCCGCACGCCCGGTGCTGCCGTCGATCGCGGGCACTGAGCTGGCCTGCCTGAGCGACGGCGTTTACCAGCGCCTGGCCGAGCGCCAGCGCAGGCTGCGCCAATACGCCGAAACCCTGGAAACCATTATTCGATCAACAAGGGACGACCATGAAAGGACTGGAACCGCTGCTCAACCCGCAGCACATGAATGATGACGAGAAAATCGGCCATGCCGAGCAATTTCATACTGATCTGCCGCTGTTGCAACACCGACAGCGGCAGGCATTCAACCTGAAAAACTACTCGCTCACGCATTGCGAAACCTGCGGCAACGAAATCCCGCAAGCGCGCCGGCAATCGATCCCAGGCGTCACGCTGTGCGTGAATTGCAAAAGCGCCGAGGAACGCCTGGAGAGACTGGGGCGATGAGCGTTAATTTCGATTTCAACTTTTGGACCGTGCTGCTGTTTGTCATGAATTTCAGCCTGGCCTTGTTTGTCGCGATCAGCAACCGCAGCAAGGCCGCCGCTGATGAATTGAAGGCCATGAAAACCGACCTGCAAAACGACATCAAGCAATCCAAGGACGCCATTTCCCGACGCATCGAGCAGCACAGCGAGCGGCTGTCGCGCATCGAATCGGACATCGAGAACGCCATCGGCGTCGAGGACATGAAGGCAATCCACCGTCGCGTTGACGAAGTGCTGGCCAATTCCAAGATGATGGAAGGCCAACTGTCCGTGATTGCCGACAATTTGAAAGACATACACAACATCATGCTATCAGGGGGATTCCATGGCCGATAACCGCGCCGATTTACGCCTGCTCATCTTGCAACTGTTGCGCAGCCAGCCCGGCTACATGGCGCATCAGGAAGTTCTGATCGGCCAACTGCGCGAGCGCGGCCACGCCATCAACCGCGACCAGCTGCACATCGAACTGTCCTGGCTGGACCAAGTCGCCGACGCGGTCGTCGATCAGGCGGTCGGTGGCGTACACATCGCGACCTTGACCGGCGATGGTCTTGAAGTAGTAGAAGGTCTGCGCGACATCCCCGGCATCCGCCGTCCGCGCCCCGACGAGATCAACTGATGGCCAAGCGCTCACGGATCAAGACCGAAGTCCCGCTAAAAATTCAGAGAGAATTTAACGCACGCCTGGTGGCCGGCGGCTTTGCCGATTACGCGGGCCTGACCGCCTGGCTGAACGAGCGTCTGGCCGAGGAAGGCCTAGCGGTGCGCATCAGCAAGACTTCGGCTTTTCGCTATGGCTCTGAGTATCAGGAGCAGTTCGAGCTTGTAATGGCCGAGAATATGCAGATAGGCGAACTCGCCAAGGCTGCGCTGGCCGAAAACGAGGATTTGGAAGGCGTGGTGCGCGAAGCGACGATCCGCACGATGCAGACTAGACTGCTCAGAATATCGATCTCGCTGCGCGATGCAGAACAAGCGGGCGACGATCCGCACCTGCTGGCCAAGACCAGCAGCCAGGTCGCCAAAGCGATCGCGGATCTGGGGCGTATCGATATTATGTCGCAGAAATACAAGGCCGAGATCCGCCGGCAGGTCCGCCAGGAAGCGGCTGAAGAGCTGACGCAGGAACTCAAGAACGACGGCATCAGCGCCGAGCTGGAAGCCTCCATCAAACGCATACTGATCGGCAAGTAATGAGCGCGACGGTCGAAGAACTGCAAACCGGCGACTATTTCCCGGAGCATGAACCGGTCCTGCTGGGCTACCAGGCCCGCTGGTTCGAGGACGAATCCGAAGTCAAGATCGCTGAGAAGTCGCGCCGGACCGGCCTGACCTGGGCCGAGGCGGCCAGCAATGTCATCACTGCCGCCAAACCCAAGCGCCGGGGCGGGCGTAATGTGTTTTATGTCGGCAGCCGGCAGGAGATGGCGCTGGAGTATATCGCCGCCTGCGCGCTGTTCGCCAAGGCGTTCAACCAGCTGGCCGGCGCCGTCTCGGAAGACATCTTCAAGGACGAGGACGGCGGCAAGGACATCCTGACTTATACGATCCGCTTCCCGAACTCGGGCTTCAAGATCACGGCTTTGTCCTCGCGCCCCTCCAACCTGCGCGGCATGCAGGGCGACGTGGTCATCGACGAGGCGGCGTTCCACGACTCGCTCCACGAGCTGCTGAAGGCGGCCATGGCGTTGACCATGTGGGGTGCCCGCGTGCGCATCATCAGCACCCACAACGGCGTCGACAATGAATACAATCAGTATGTCGAGGACGCGCGCGCCGGCCGCAAGCCCTACAGCGTGCACCGCATCACCCTGGACGACGCGTTAAAAGACGGCGTGTTCAAACGCATCTGCTATGTGACCGGCCAGCCATGGAGCCCGGAAGCCGAGGCCGCCTGGCGCCAGAAAACCATCGACAACGCGCCCAGCAAGGAAGCCGCCGACGAGGAATATTTCTGCATCCCCAGCCAGTCCGGCGGGGCGGCCCTGAGCCGCGTGCTGATCGAAGCGCGCATGGACGCGCGCTATCCCGTTATACGGCTCGCCAAGGACAACAGTTTTAACGAATGGCCGGCGCATCTGCGCGAGGCCGAGATCAAGGACTGGTGCGAGGAAACCCTGCTGCCGCTGCTGAAGCAGCTCGACCCCGCCTTGCAGCACGCCTTCGGCGAGGACTTCGGACGCCTGGGCGACTTGACCGTAATCGAGCCGATCCAGATCGGCAGCGACCTGCACCGCACCGTCCCGTTCAGCGTCGAACTGCGCAACATCCCGTTCAAGCAGCAGGAGCAGATCCTGTTTTACATCGTCGACCGGCTGCCGAAGCTGATCGGCGGCGCCCTGGACGCGGGCGGCAACGGCATGTATCTGGCCGAGCAGGCCCGGCACCGCTACGGCTCCGGCCGCATCCATGAGGTCAAGCTGTCCGACGCCTGGTATCTGGAAAACATGACCCAATTCAAGGCGGCGTTCGAGGACGGCAAGCTGACCTTGCCAGCCGACGCCGACCAGCTCAACGACCTGCGGGCCTTGCAGGTCATAGGCGGCATCATCAAGCTGCCCAAGGCCAAGACCGAAACCGGCAGCAACCAGCGCCACGGCGACAGCGCCATCTCGAAAGCGCTGGCCTATTTCGCCAGCCAGCAGGATGCCCAGGTGATTGAATACACCCCCATCCCGGCCAAAGACAGCCGGCATTGGGACGATGAAGAATTTGCCTCCGATGGAGCCTGGTAATGATTTTTTTCGACTGGTTTAAACAAAAGCTGACCCCGGCGCAGGTCAGGGAGCGGCAGACCGATTCGCCGCGCGCCGCCCATCTGCACCGCGAGTTCGCGGGCCACCCGTCCAAGGGCCTGACGCCGGCCCGGCTGGCCGCCATTCTGCTGGACGCCGAACAGGGCGACATGATCGCCCAGGCCGAACTGTACATGGACATGCGCGAGAAGGACACGCACATCGACGCCGAGATGCACAAGCGCGAAATGGCGGTCAAAAAACTGGACTGGAAGCTGGAACCGCCGCGCAACGCCACGGCGCAGGAGGAGGCCAACACTAAGCGGCTGGAAGACCTGATCCGCGACGAGCTGGACATCGGCAGCCTGCGCATGGACGCGCTGGACGCCATCGGCCACGGCTATGCCTGCCTCGAACTGGGCTGGGGCCGCACCGCGCAAGGGCTTTGGTTCCCGAGCCGGATCGAGCACCGCCCGCCGTCCTGGTTCACCTGTCCGCCCGACCAACGCAACACGCTGCACCTGCGCGACAGCGGGGCCAGTTACGGCGTGCCGCTGCAGCCGTTCGGCTGGATCGTGCACCAGCACAAGTCCCGCGCCGGCTATATCGCCCGCACCGGGCTGTATCGCTCGCTGGCCTGGCCGTATCTGTTCAAGAACTATTCGGTGCGCGACCTGGCCGAGTTCCTGGAAATCTACGGCCTGCCGATCCGGGTCGGCAAATACCCGGCCACGGCCAGCGACAAGGAGAAGCGCGACCTGCTGCGCACTGTCTTGAGCATCGGCCACAACGCCGCCGGCATCATCCCCGACAGCATGCAGCTGGAGCTGCAAAGCGTATTGGCCTCCGGCAACGCCGACTCCTTCAAGACCATGATCGACTGGTGCGAGGCGGCGCAATCGAAAGCGATCCTGGGCGGCACGCTGACCAGTTCCACGGCCGCCAACGGCAACCGCGCGCTGGGCGACGTGCACAACGAGGTGCGCCTGGACATCCGCGACGACGACGCCACGCAGCTCGACCAGACCTTGTCCGCGCACCTGGTCTATCCGATGGCCATGCTCAACGGCCTGTTCGCGGACAACCGCAGCCCGAGCTTCGTCAGCGACACGCAGGAACCGGACGATCTGGCGTTGTATGCCGACGCCCTGCCCAAGTTGGCCGCCGCCGGCGCCCGAATTCCGGTCAGTTATGTGAACAAGAAACTGAAGATCCCCGAGCCCGAGGAAGGTGAAGCTATTTTAACGGCAGGGCCCCAATCCCTGCCCGCCGAACCGGCCCAGCAGGCGGCGGCCTCATTGGCGGCGCTGGCGGGAGAACAGAACAAACCCGCTCAGCCGGACGATATCGACAATACGCCGGTCGATGCGCAGACCGAGCTTCTGTCTGCAGCTGCTGGCGCTTCGATCAAGGGCTGGGTGGACGCGATCGGCAGCAAGGTCGAGCAGGCAGGCAGCCTGGAAGCATTGCGCGATGAGCTGCTGAGCAGTTACGGCACCATGGACAGCAATGAATTGGTCAAGATCATGCAGTTGGCCTTTGCGGCGGCCGAGCTGTCGGGGCGCTTCGACGTCACTGAAGAAAAATAAATTATCAATACCTAAAAGCTTGCTATGGAAACGATACCGCATGACAATTTTAATAGACAGACAGACAGACAGACAGACAGACAGACAGACAGACAGACAGACAGACAACCATTGTCATGCCTGCGGCCAATACATAGCGCAAGCAGTACACCGACTGGACGGACCCGACGGTCGTTTCGTGCTGTATAACAATGACTTTCGCGATATCGCTACCGATATCCAGCCCGGCAGCGTGGACGCCGTTATTGCCGATCCGCCCTATGGCTCTGGCGGCTTTACCGTTAAAGAGATGCTGAAATCGTCGAAAACCAAATACGTCAGCTCTAATGCCAGTTATCAGAAAACATTGCCGGATATCGACGGCGAATCGCTGCACCCGATGGCTTGGCGGCAGCTGATGACCGATGCCTGCAATCTGGCCAAAAAAGTATTGACCGACGGCGGCGTGCTGGTGCTGTTCATCGACTGGCGCAATATGGCGGCGCTGCAATCGGTTATGCACGAAACAGGGTTTACTGTGCGCGGTACGGCCGTCTGGGACAAAGGCCGGGCGACAAGGCCCATGAAGAATGGCTTCCGCAATCAGGCCGAGTATCTGCTGTGGGGCACCAAGGGCAAAACGGCCAGCCGTGAACAGCCGGTCTATTTGCCTGGCGTGCTGACGCATACGACTATGACCAATGGCAAACTGCACATCACGCAAAAGCCCGACTCTCTGATGGACGAGATCATCGCGATCTGCCCGCCAGGCGGCACGGTGCTGGATATGTTCATGGGCTCGGGCGGCACCGGCGTCGCGGCCTTGAAAAGCGGCCGGCGGTTCATTGGCGCCGAATCCGTCAACGCTTATTTTGATACGGCATTAAGCCGATGTCAGCACGCACTCTAAATTATGCCGTTAAACCTATCCCCCACCCAGCTCGCGTTTAACGCCCGAGGCGACGGCACCTTCAACAAGCCGTTCCAGGAACAGCTCGACTTTTTCCGGCAAAAGCTGAACCTGCCGACCGAGCATTACGACGATATCCTTAAAAGCGCCCATGACCGCGCGTTCGTCGTGGCCGGTGCCGCCAAGGCCGACCTGCTGACCGACCTGCGCACGGCGGTCGATCAGGCCATCGCCGACGGCAAGAGCATCCAGTGGTTCCGCAAGGAGTTCAAGGCCATCGTGCAGAAACACGGCTGGGAAGGCTGGACCGGCAGCGACACGCAGGCCGGCCGCGACTGGCGCACGCGCGTGATCTACAAAACCAACATGGCGGCCAGCTATGCCGCCGGCCGCTGGCAGCAGCTCAACAATCCCGATCTGCTGAAAAGCCGCCCGTACTGGAAATACGTCCATAACGACACAGTCGCCCATCCGCGCCCCTTGCATCAGAGCTGGTCCGGGCTGGTGCTGAAACATGACGACCCCTGGTGGCAGGCGCACTTTCCGCCCAACGGCTGGGGCTGCCGCTGCCGCGTGACGGCCGTGCGGGCATCCGAATACGAAGGCGCGGAAGCGCCTGACGAGGGCGTTTACGTCAAGGAGGACCGCAACGGCGGCCGCCATGTGCTGCCCAAGGGCGTCGATTACGGCTGGAATTATGCGCCCGGCGCTGGCCTGGTCCCGCGCAATCTGTCCGAGCAGGCCATGGACGCCTGGCGGGCCGCCAAGGCGGGCGCCTGGGAGACCTTGACGCCCGGCAGCTGGCAAAGCTACGGCCGCCCGGCCCAGGTGCCGCTGGACGAGCACATCGCCGCGACCGGCGAACACTTGAAAACCGTACCCGATATCATCGCGCTTTTGCGCCAACATTTCGGCGGCGACAGCAAGGTGTTCAGCGTCGGCGGCGCCGATTTCGCCTATCCGGTTATGGTCGATGCGGTCTCATTGGGCGAACACATCGATCCGGTGCGTTCGAAATGGGTGCCGCTGCTGGATGAGCTGATGACTGACCCTTATGAGGTCTGGGCGATGTTCCAGCGCCACAAAGGCACCGGCAAGGTAGAGATGCGCGTGCGAGTCATCAAGGGCATCAATAACGACGAGCGGGAAGGCTTGATTCTGATTGCGCAGGCCAACAAAGGCCAGCTGGAAGGCTGGACCTTCATTCCGGTCCGCACCCTGAATTATTTGAACAAGCAGCGGGAAGGCGTGTTGATTTATGCCCGCTAGGGATCTCGCCTGCGCGCTCACAGGTGGACCATCGACGGCGGTATCGGAGAGCGCTCCACCGCCGGCGACAAGTAACAAAGTATAAAACGATTACGCCATGATTGAAATACATATAGACGATCGCGACGTGCTGACGGCGCTGCAAGACCTGCAACGCGCCGCCGGCGACCTGCGCCCGGCCCTGGCCGAGATCGGCGAAACCCTGATCGAATCGACCAAGCAGCGTTTCAGTTCTAAGACTGGGCCGGACGGGCAAGCCTGGCCGGCGAACAGCCCGGTCACGATCGAGCGCAAGGGCCGCGATCAGCCGCTGATCGGCGAAACCGGCAGCCTGATGGACGCAATCCATTATAATGTGATCAGCCATGACACGCTGGCGGTCGGCAGCCCGATGGCATATGCCGCCATGCAGCAGTTCGGCGGCACCAAGGCCGAGTTTCCGCATTTGTGGGGCGATATCCCGGCCCGGCCGTTTCTGGGCGTTTCGGATAACGACCAGGCCGAGATGCTCGACATCCTCCGCGAGCATTTAGAGGCCGCTTTAAGATAAGCCGATTTCAGGCGTTTTTACGCATCGGCATAGCTCAGTGTATTGGTTTTTTATTTTACCCCCGTTAAACCCGCGTTAAATTTCCTTAAATCGCCATTAGCGGCGAAAGTTTCTGCCTGGTCATCGCGCAGAATGCCGAAAAGCCCTAAAAAACCCTAACCCGCATTAATTTCTAGCCCGGCATCCGCCGCCTAAACTGGCGGCATGAGCAAACGTCACCCCCACACCATCGCCCTCTCCGCCCAGCTGATCGAGCTAGGCGGCGCCGCGCCCACCGAATTTAAGTTATTGCCCGCAGGGCAGTTCAAGGCCAAGGACGGCCGCCCACACGGCTTGGACGGCTGGGTGATGAACGACGCCAACGCCAAAGCCGTGCTGAGCGCCGCCAGCGCTCAACAGGACAAGTTCCTGATCGACTACGACCACCAGACCCTGCACAGCAAGGCCAACGGCCAGCCCGCCCCGGCGGCCGGCTGGTTCGGGCGCATGGAATGGCGGCCAGGCGACGGCCTGTTCGCCACCGACGTGGAATGGACGGCCGCCGCTCAAGCCGCGATCGAGGCCAAGGAATACCGCTACATCAGCCCGGTCCTGAAATACGACCCGAAAACCGGCGACGTTACCGGCGTAATCATGGCCGCTCTGGTCAACTATGCTGCCCTGGACGGGCTCACCGATTTGGCCGCCGCCGCGGCGCTTCTCTTTTCAACCCAACCGCAAGAGACACCTATGGATAAAGAACTATTAGCCCTGCTAGGGCTACCTGACGGCGCCGACCGGAATGCCGTCCTGTCCGCCGTCACGGCGCTGAAGTCCGGCTCCGACCAGGTCGCCGCCCTGTCGGCGCAGGTCGAGTCATTGAAAGCCCAGACCCCGGACCCGGCCAAATACGTGCCGATCGAGAGCGTCAAGGCGCTGCAAACCGAACTGGCCGCGCTGAGCGCCACCGTCAATGCCGACAAGATCAACAAGCTGATCGAGCCGGCCCTGGCCGATGGCCGCCTGCTGCCCGCGCAGAAAGCCTGGGCGGAAAGCCTGGGCAAATCCAACTTCGCCGCCCTGTCGGCGTATCTGGAGACCGCCCAGCCGATCGCGGCCCTGTCCGGCCTGCAAACCGGCGGCAAGGCGCCGACGGCGGTCGACAAGACCCTGCCCGTCGAAGATCGCGCCAAGGCCGAGTTCGAAGGCTCCGCCGCCCTGCGCGCCGAGTTCGGCACGGCCGACACGTATGTCGCCTACTGCCGGGCCCAAGAATCCGGCGCCGTCAAAATCCTGGGAGGTAACGACTAATGACGACCTTATCAGCCGATAAAATCCGCCCGTATGAAGGCGGCAACCGCAATGAATTCCCCGTTATCGCCAACGACATCATTTATGAAGGCGCAGCGGTCGGCCTGGCAGCCGCCACGGGACACGCCCAGCCGCTGGCCGCCGGCGACCGCTTCGCTGGTTTCGCCGAGGCGCGCGCCGATAACACCGGCGGGGCCGCCGCCGCGATTAACGTCAAGGTCATCGAATCCGGCAAGATCGAATTGCCCGTGACCGGCGCCGCCATCACCGACATCGGCCAGCCGGTCTACGCCCAGGACGACGACACGTTCTCGTTCAACCCTGTGGCCGGCGTGTTCATCGGGTTCGTGCACCGCTTCGTCAGCGCCGGCGTCGCGGTCGTGGCGTTCGATGCGGCCCGTTATGTCGACCCGTGGGCTAAATATTCTGTGCGCGAGGCGATCGCGGCCGACAAGATGCTGGATATCCAGGATAACGGCAAGCTGTTCGTGGTGACGGCCGACGCCAAGGTCATCACCCTGCCGGCCGTGGCCACGCCCGTGAACTGCGCGATCATGAACGGCGGCGCCTTCGGCACCCTCGCGGTGAATATCTCGCCCGATGCCAACGACAAGATCCAGGGACCGGACTTGCCGGGCACCGACAACAAGGACCTGATCAACACCAAGGCCACGGCACAGCGCGGCGATTACGTCCGCCTGGTCACCGGCGACGCCAACGGCCCGATCGTGGCCGAACTGCGCGGCACCTGGGCAACTGAATCTTAATCTGAAGGATAAAACATGAGTGCAACTAGAGAAACCCTGAGTTCCCGCGCCGTTGTCGGCATGTACTACGAGCGCCTGCAGGCGCTGGTGGCGGCCGCCTGGATCGACGCCGTCTCCAACTATTTCACCTCCGACCAGCCGAGCGAGGAATACGCCTGGCTGAACATGCCGCCGACCTTGCGCGAATGGATCGGCGGCCGCCAGGCCAAGGGCTTGACGGCCAATGGCATCGAGATCAAGAACCGGCATTTCGAGGCGACCCTGGAGATTCTGCTCCGGGATTTGCGCCGCGACAAGACCGGCCAGCTGCGGACCCGGATGTCCGAATTCGCCGAGCGCGGCCTGACGCATTTCGCGTCCTTGCTCAGCACGCTGATTGTCAACGGCGAAAGCACGGTCTGCTACGACGGCCAGTATTTCTTCGACACCGACCACTCCGAGGGTGCTTCCGGCTCGCAGAGCAACGATATCACCACCGATATCTCGGCGCTGCCGGCCAGCGTGCACGGTGCAGTGACCGCGCCGAGCCCCGAGGAAATGCAGCAGGCGATTTTGAAATCCATCGCCCAGATGCACACCCTGGTCGACGATCAGGGCGAGCCGATCAACGAATTGGCCAGCCAGTTCCTGGTCATGGTGCCGGTGGGTCTGAGCGACGCCGCGCGCTCCGGCTTGTCCACGGCACGGGTCGCAGGCCCCAGCACCTTCGATATCGACGGCATGTCGATCCGCCTGGCGGTCAACCCACGGCTGACAGCGGCCGGCTGGACCGACAAGTTCGCGACCTTCCGCACCGATGGCAGCGTCAAGCCGCTGATCCGGCAGGAAGAAACCAGGCCAACGCTGAAAGTGAAAGACGAGAACAGCGAGTTCGCGTTCGATAACGACGCTATCCAGCTCGGCCTCGACACCTGGCGCAACGTCGGCTACGGCCGCTGGCAAGGTGCTGTCCTGAACACGTTGGTGTAAGCCATGGACTTTTATAAAACGCTTGAGACAGTACGGTTGCCCGGCGGCACCGTGCTGGAACTGACTCCCGAACAAGCCCGCCGGCGCAGGCACCTGCTGGATATCAATGAGGAGGATGATCTCATCGCGCGGCAGTCAGTCGAGTTCAAGGCCGGCGAAATCATCGGCCTGGCGCACGTGCCCTTGGTGCTGAAAGCTGCCCTGGAACCGGTCGAGCTGGCCATGCTGCAAGAAGGCGAGTTGCTTTCGGACAATCTGGAAGACCTTGGCGAAGGCGATTTGCTGACGATTGATGATTCAATCGGTTCGGCAAGCGCTGGAGAGAAGATCGAGACGACCCTCGAAGAGCGCCCGGACAATGCCGAGCCCGGCGTACAGATCCAGCCCGAATCGGGCGATCTGGCGCCAGTACCTGCAGCCAGGCGTGACGCTAAACCCAAGGACAAAGGCACAGGCAAATGAGCTACTGCACGCTGCAAGACCTGATCGACGAGTTTACCGAGGCCGAGCTGATCCAGCTGACCGATGAGGCCGGCACCGGCGAGATCGATACCGTGCCCGTCGATAAGGCCATCGCGCGTGCGGACCGCACGATCAACCGCTACCTGGCCGGCCGCAACGAGCTGCCGCTGGCCGACGACGAGGTGGTCGATCTGGCCTGCGATATCGCCCGTTATTATCTGTACGCGGACCAGGTTCCGGCCCACGTTCAGAAGCGTTTTGACGATGCCGTCAAGGCATTGGAAAAAATGGCGGCACGCAAGATCGCCGTCGTCGATACGGCCGGCACGGAAGCCGCCGAAAGCGCCGCCGCGCCGGAAATGGAATCCAGCGCCAGCGTGTTCGGGCGTAGCGGGGATTGGTGATGGAAAACTACCTGGCCGCGGAAGCGCTGATCAAGCAGCGCCTGATCGACAAAGTGCCGGCCATCCCGGCCCATCACGTGCTGTCGGCCGCCGATCTGGACGGCGTGAAGGAAAACGCACAGGCCACCCCGGCCCTGCACGTCATCTATTTCGATGACGAGGTGCCGACCGGCGAAGGCAGCCAGGCCGGCACCGGACGGGCTCAGCTCGTCAATCAGTTGTGGCTGGTGACGCTGGTGGTGCGCAACGTCAAAGGCAAGACCGGCGCCGGCAACCGGAACGACGCCGGCCTGCTGATCGGTCCGGTCCTGGCGGCCCTGCAAGGCTGGAAGCCTTCCGCCGAACACGGCCCGCTGTACCGGCGCAAATCGCCGTACCGCGTGACCTATCGGAACGGATTCGGGTATTTCACCTTTCTGTTCGGCACCAAGATCGCCGTCACGGGCCTGCCGTCGTAAACCTTATTAATAAGTATATAGCCCCCGAGGTGAACATGAGTGAAGAACTGGAAAAAAAAGTCAAGCGCGTGAAAGTGAAACTGAAAAAGCGCCACACCCACGCCGGCATCGAGTACGACGAAGCGGCCGTCAAGGCCGGCGTCGAGATCGAAATTACCGAACAACAAGCCGCCGCCCTGAAAGCTCAGGGCGTCATTTAATTAGGAGTCCATCATGTCAGGATTTTTAGGCTCAGGCCGCATTTACGTCGACCGCAAAGTCGGCAGCGTTTTCCAAGGGCTAAAGCTCATCGGCAACGCCACCAAGTTCGAGATCAAGGAAAACTCGGAGAAAAAGGAGCGCGTTTCGAAAGACCGCGCGAACTACGGCTCGGCGTTGAACACCGTGTTCGTGAAAAAGCCGGCCGAGGTCAATATCACGTTGGACGACCTGGACAAGGACAATCTGGCGCTGGTGTTCCTGGGGGATGCGTCCGCCGTGTCCGTGACCGGATCGACGGTGACCGACGAAGCCGTGACCGGCTATAAGGACCGCATCTTCAAGACCGCCAAGCGCAAAATCAGCAGCGTTGTGTTGACCAACTCAGACGGCGCAACGACGTATGTGCTCGATACCGACTATGAAATCGTCGATGCGAATCTCGGTCTGATCAAAGTGCTGACGGCGGGCGCCATCACCGACGGCCAGTCGCTGAAGATCGACTACACCTACGGCAGCATGACCTCCAACAAAGTCGCCGGCGGCACCAATTCCAACGTGATCGTCAAGATTTTGTTTGACGGCGTCAACCAGGCCAACCAGTCGAAAGCGGTCGTCAACGTGTTCGAGGCGGTGCTGTCGCCGACGTCCGGCGTGGATTTCCTGGCCGACGATTTCACCTCGATCGAGCTGGCCGGCGTGGCCAACGTGCCGACCGGCGGCACGGCGGCGTATGAAGTCGAGCTGGACGTGGTGTATAGCTGATGCGCGCGCAGAAAGTTATTCCGCTGGATGACAGCCGCGCGGTCACGCTCAACGAACTGCGGGTCAGGGATGCCCGCAAGATCCTGGCGCAGGCCAAGAACCTGGAGCAAGTCGATGTCCGGGAGTTGCTGGGCGAGCGCTTTCATGAAGTTGGCGCGTTGCTCGGCGATTGCATTGTCATGCCCGACGGCGAAACGCTCGATGACCTGACATTCAGCGAAGTCGGCGAAGTCATCGAGGGGCTGCTGGAGATCAACCGGTCTTTTTTGGACCTGCTGGGTCTGGCGGGCCTGGCTCAAAAGATCCCGCCGGCGCCCTCGACCGCGCCTGCTGCTCCCTCATCGAGCGAGGCCACGTAGGCGTTTTCGATTACGGCTGGCGCTTTTTCGAAACGGCGCTGGCGATGGCGGGCCAGTAGGGGCCGCCCTACGACCGCCACCATCTGACGACATAGATGAACGCGCTTAATGGGATGGCCACAATGCCGATGGCGACCAGGATCATTTTAATTGAGTCATGGAACGCCAAGGCGGCGATCAACAGCAGTGCGATGGCAGTAATTTCACTGGAGCTTAATTTTTTGTTCATAGGTAACTCATGGCCGGTTTAAGCGATTTGGCAATGCGCATTCTGATCGGCGCGGAAGACCGCACCGGCCCTGCGTTCAAGACCGTTCGGCAGGGCACGCAGTCGATCAGCGATTCCTTGGCGCGCGTGGAGACGCTGGCGAAGCGCGTATTCGATATTAGGCTGTTTGCCGGCTGGGCGCAAGACGGCATCGCGCTGTCCGACACCTACAAGGGCCTGACCGGCCGTATCCGGCAGACCGTCGACGAGACCGGCAACCTGGCCGACAAGCAAGGGCAGCTGTTCACTCTCGCCCAGCGCACTTTTACCCCGCTTGAGCAGACGGTCAAGCTCTACGCGCGCGGCAGCGAGGCGCTGGAAAAATACAGCAACGGCCAGGCCCTGGCCGCCAAACTGACCGAAACCGTCAATTATTCGTTCAAGGCGCAAGCGTCCAGCGCCGCCGAAGTCTCATCGACCATCACCCAGCTGACCCAGGCCATCGCCAGCGACGCCGTGCAATGGGAGGATTTCGGCCAGCTGGCCGACACCAATTTAATGCTGGTCAACGTGGCGGCCAAGAACCTGGGCTATGATGGCATCGGGGCGCTCAAGCAGGCCATGAGCGAAGGCCGGGTTGGCAATGTCGAACTGGTCAACGCCATTGTCGCCGGTTTCGACGAGATCAAGGCCGCCGCCGATAAAATGCCCGTGACCGTCGAGGAAGCCTGGACGAATGTGCAGACCTCGTTGCTGAAATACGTCGGCGAATCCGAAGCGGCCAACGGGGCCACCCATGCGTTGGCCGAGGGTCTGCAACTGCTGGCCGGCAATATCGAGCCCCTGGCCGATGCCGGCATGCTGCTGGCCGAGATCTACGGCGCCCGCGTAGCGGCCGGACTGCTGAAATCGGCCCAAACCTATATTCAGGCCACGCAAGCCGCCAGGGAAAAGGCGCAGGCCGACCAAATGGAGATTGCCGCCGCCCATCAGAATATCAGGATCAGCGCCCAGGTGGCGGCCGCGCGGGTCAAGTCGACGCTGGGCATGGTCGAAGAAGCCCGGCTTTATGCCGCCCTGGTCGCCGGCACGGAAAAGGAAACCGCCGCCAAAAGGACGCTGACCGCCGCCATCAACGAATTGCACATCGCCCAATCGAAAGCCTCGGCGGCCAATGCCGTATTAGCCAGCGCCTCTGGCGCAGGTGCAGCCCAGGTCGGCAAACTCGAAAAGGCATTCGCCCTGGCCAATAACGCATTAAATAGCTTTATTGCCTTTGATCTCGGCCAGACCGTCGGCGAATGGCTGCGCCAGTTCGACGCCGTCCGGGTCGCCGGCAGTTACCTGTCCGAAACCCTGGTCATGATCGGCACCGGCGTCGCGGGCATGTTTGACGGCATCTCATTGGCCGAGCGCTGGGAGCAGATCAAGCGGATTCATGCCGAATTCGACCAGATCCGCGCGAATGACACGGTCAAGGCCGAACAGGAAACGGCCGCGACCGTGGCCGCCGAACAGCAAAAAACCCAGGCGATCGAGGCCGCCGCCCAGAAACAGCAGGCGGCGTTCAAGGTCGTCGAGGATGCCACCAAGCAGTTGACTGCCGGCATTGATGCCGAGGCCAAGCGGCAAACCGCCGCCATCCAGCAGAGCCTGGCCGACCGGCTGGCCGCGATCGATGCCATGAACCTCAGCGAGGCCGAAAAGGACAACTTGCGCGTCCAGGCCAAGCTGGAGTCCTACAACCTGGAATTGCAGCTGCAAACCCAGGCAACAAACGCCAAGCTGGGGCTGATCGACCAGGAATACCAGGCGGAGCTGGCGCAGGCCGCGAGCAACGCCGAGCGCCTGGCCGAGGTCGAAACGCAAAAACGCCAGGCGAAATTGTCGGTTTATTCCGGGCTGGCCGAGTATTACCAGGGTGAAGTCGCGCGGCTCGGGCAGGTCTATGCCGCCGAATTTCAGGCCGCGCAAACGGCCAAGCAGCAGCTGGCGAATCTGAACCGAAGCCACGAGCAGAACCTGTTCGACATCAGCCTGATGGGATTAAGCGAGCGCGAAAAGCTGTCAGCGCGCGAGTACAAGTTCAACCAGACCATGCGCGATCTGCGAGCCGAGCTGGCCAAAGGCGACCAGGGCGACCAGGCCAAGATCAATGGACTGTTGGCCGCCGCCCAGAAACTGCACGGCGAAATCACCAGCACGGCCGGAAAAGGGTCGAGCGCGATTGTTGACGCGAAAAAACGCGAAAACGAAATCTTCAAGGCGCAAACGGAAGTGTTGGAGCGCAATGCCGGCGACCATGAAAAAAACGCCGATCGGGCCAAAGCGGCGCAAGACGATGTGGCGAACAAGTTGGCCGAGACGCGAACCGCCATCGCGGACATCACGACCAAGCTCAACCAGGATTACGCGTTAAAAATCGGCGTCGACCAGGCGAGCTTAACAGCCATTCAATCGACCATTGCCGATCTGACCAAGCCGGAAACCAAGGTCATTACTATCCAAACGGTACAGTCAGGAGCCCCGGCCCAGGCCACGGGCGGCCCGGCCGGCCAGCCCGCCGGCCTGCCCTGGCGCTTCAACGCCGGCGGCTATACGCCCCGGTCCGGCAAATTGCCCGGCTATGGCGGCGGCGACAAGATCCGGGCGCTGCTGGAGGCCGGCGAGTTCATCATCCGTAAGGAAGCCGTGCAGAAACTCGGCGTGCCTTTCATGTATGCGGTCAATGCCGGTCAAGTGCCTGCGCGCGACGTCATCAAGCGCGCGTTCGGTGGTACCGTTGGCTATGATATGGATGACGAACTGAAAAAACTGAAGGACAAGCGCGCCGAGGACATCATCAAGCACATGATCGCCAATGCGCGGGTTTTGGGATTGAACAGCTCGGGCACCGGCTATTCGGCCATGCGGGCAAAGCGCAACATCGGCCTGACGCTGGAAAAAATGGGTCGCTCGGATCTGGGGTCCGCCGTGTCCGACATCATTGACAACAGTATCGTAAACGCCAGCGCGATCGGCGCCAACACGAAAGCGGCCGCCGCCAGAAATCAGGAAAAATTCGACCGTGCCAGAATTTTAACCGAGCACCTGTTCGATAGCGATCAGACCGCCAAGCTGCCCGAGATCAAAACGCCGAAACTGAGCATTCCAACGCCGTCGATCCCGACCGTGCCGAAAACAGCGGCTACTGCGCCAGTTGATGCCGGTCCCGGCCGAACCGAACGCATTCAATTCATCGCACCGAACGGGCAAAGCCTGACCGGTGAATTCAAGCCCGGCGGCACAGAGCAAATGCTGCGTATTCTTAAAGATGCCGGAGCCGTCACAATATGATCACTTTAGACGCAATCACCCTGCCGCCCGATCTGGTCTGGTCGGACGAATTCGACTGGTCGCCTGTGCAGCAGTCGAAGACCTACACGCTGACCGGCGCCCTGATTCTGGAAAAAGGCACGATGCAAGCCGGGCGGCCGATCACCCTGGTCGGCGGCGACAATGCCGCCTGGATCACACGGGCGACGCTGCAAACACTCTATGCAAAGCTGACCACGACGGCCCCGATGTCGCTGGCGCTCAATGATGGCCGCGTATTCAGCGTGGCATTCAATCACGACGACAAGCCGATCGAGGCCCGGCCCGTGCTCGACTACTCGACGCCGGCCGATGACGATTTTTATACCCTAATTTTGAGGCTTATCACGCTATGACAGACATTTATGACGAGATCCGGCAGTTCGACGAGTTTTACAGCAATTTTAGGTTCATGACTAAATCCGATAAGTTGCGGCGTCAAGCGCACGTCAGTCGCGTGCTTGATCTGGACGGTTTAAAACATGCTCTAACTCAGTCAGCAGAATTTGTAGCGACGCTTTGTCCTTAAAGGCCGGCGGCACCTGCTCAACCGTTTGCTCCCACAGCTCGACATAATCATCCCGCAGACGCGCCAGATCAATGCCTGGTTGTTCAAATACCGCCAGGGCAAAAGCGCGTAACGATAGAACTTCACTCACGAGCTTCTTAATCGTGTTGTGCTGGGTGGCGACTGCGTTTTCAAGCTGTTCCAAACGATCCATAAAGATTCCTAATATTAAGGTTTAAAAATGACCATTTTAGCAGGCGACATAAAACTGTTTAAAAGCGACACGATGTCCGACGCCCCAGAGGGCGGCGGCGCCATTACCGGCGACGTGATCATCGACGGGCAAAGTAATAATATTTTCGACGACATATCGACGCTTGATCGCGTCTATGGCGCCGTGCACATGCGGAAAATATTTCCGGGCGTGAAAACCCAAACGACCGACAAATATTTCGGCTCGCATTTGATTTTAAGCAAACTGCCGGGCGATGGGAAAATCGGCGTCAATCTGTTTAATACCGGCGATTTTTTCGACCGCCGCCCGGCGGCACAGTCACGCGTCGAAAACTACCGGGCACAAGGGCCGACTTATAACGGCTTTTTGTGGGGCACACAGTACCAAGGCAGCCGGGCCATCTCGATTTTTCAAAGCGAGACGGCGCCGATCCCCGGCATCGGCGACGTGCTGCTCATTGTTGATGGCACATCGGTTCAATATGTGCGTATCGTGCGCCTGACCGACAGCGTGCAGACGTTCACCGACGATCAGGGCCAGTTCAAACGCCGCATTTTAGAGATCGAGATCTCAGACGTGCTGAATTATGACTTTGCCGGCGCCCAGATCAACCGGCTCGATACGGTCACGCCCGACGCCCGGCTTTATAAAACGGTCGTGGCCAATGCGGCCCGATACTACAGCGCCAGGCCGCTGGCCGAAGCGGCCAATAATGGTGTCTACGGCATCAAAGTCGATTCGGTGTATTCGCAAGTCGTGCCGAGTTCACAATCTGAATTATCGCTGGTCGACATTGCGGCCGGTAGCTCGGCCGTGCCGATTATCGACGCGGCCATCGGCACGACCAGTTTCGAAACATCGGTCACCTTTTCGGCCGGCTCGACCCTTCATCTAGGCAATGCCTGCCTGCCCGGCTCGCTATGGATCCCGATCGATGGCGGCACGCTGATCGACGCGGCCGGCAGCATAAAAAGCGGCTCGACCGTGGTCGGCTCGATCGATTACGCGGCCGGCGTGCTGGTTTTCGGCGCCACATCGCCGACCTATGCCGGCAGTAAAACGGTCACATTCCGCCCGGCGGCGGCGCCGATCCGCGTGGCGGATACCGCATCGATCCGCGTCACGGCCGCGAATCGCGGCTATGTCTGGGCGCTTAATTTGAATTTACCACCCAAACCCGGAGCGCTGCGCGTTAGTTATAGAGCATTGGGCAAATGGTATGAACTCAGAGACAACTGCGCCGGCGGCCTGATCGCCGACGAGGCCGGCATCGGCTCGGGTACGGTCAACTATGTGACCGGCAGCGTATCGGTCACGACCGAGGCCCTGCCCGACGCTGACAGCGATATTATTTTCGTGTGGGGCCAGCCGGCCGATATTATCAACCGGGCCGGCATCACGCCGGGCGCCTTCAAGATCAAACACACGCTGACAAATGCCGCCTTTGACGCGGCGACGCTGGTCATCACCTGGAACGACGGCACGGCCCGCACGGCCACCACCAACGCGGCCGGCGTCATATCCGGCGACGCCTCGGGCCAGGTCAATCTGACCACGCGCCTGGTCGAGTTTACGCCGGCGACTATTCCGCCCGGCGGAACGGTCTTCAATTTTGCGTATAGTTTCGGCACGCCCATTACTAAACACATCACGACGTTTAACACCGACGGCGACAGCGTCACGCTGGATCTGGGCGATACCAACATCAGCCCCGGCTCGATAAAAATCAGCTGGCAGGCCGCCTGGTCGGCCGATTCGCAGGAATTGAGCAGGGCGCCGGTTAAAGGCGACATTATTCAGCAGCATGACGCCGACAACAGCGCCGGCGCTTTGCGCGGCGGCCGATCGTCGACGGTCGACTACGCGGCCGGCACGCTGACTTTCGACCCGACCATCACGGCGACTTATAAACTCGCCACCCTGTCGCCAGGATTCGCGGCGATTGCACACCTCGACTCGATGGCGCCGGGCTATTTTAGATCGGCGACCGGCTACAGCGACGCAACAGCCAAGACAGCCATACCGGGCGCCTTCGATGTTGTCTATCGCACGGCGGCGGCCGGATCGGCGGCGAATGAGTCGCTGACGCTGGCGCAAATTGAGATCGACTTAACGCCAGGCTATGCCGAAACCATCGTCGCGGGATCGGCCCTGTTCGTATTCGGCGGCCGCTCTTATGTCGACCGGCAAGGGCAATTATTTCATGACATCGATCGCCAAACCGGCGCCGGCACCTATGCCGGCACGATTGACTATTCATCGGGCCAGTGCACGCTGTCGAATTGGGCGAGCGGCGCCAGCGGCACGGTCACCCTGAAAGCGCTGGCCACGTCGATGAATTTCTCGCCGATCGAATATGCTGTCGGACGCACGCCCGCGGCCCCGATCAAAACCGGCGTGTTTCAGATCCGGGCCACGCCGGCCGACGGCGGCGGCCAGATTGTCGCGCCCGCCAACGCGGCCGGCAGGATCAGCACGGCTGACATGGATGGCTTTATCGAGTATGAAACCGGCGTCTGGCGTGTGCGGTTCGGCCAGCTGGTCACGGCAGCCGGCAACGAGGGCGCCGACTGGTATGACGCCAGCCAAATCGACGAAAACGGCAAGCTATTCAAGCCGCGTTATGTGCTCGCGGATTCAATCTTTATTGACACGGTCGCCTATACCTATCTGCCGCTCAGTTCGGCGATTTTGGGCCTCGATCCGGTTCGGCTGCCGGCCGATGGCCGCGTGCCGATCTATGCGAAAGGCGACGTGGTCGTCATCCTGCACGATCAGACCACGACCGGCACCTATACCAGCGGCAGCACCACCGACCTGGGCCGGGCTCGCCTGGCGAAACTGACCGTGCGCGACCTGGCCGGCCAGCCACTCGATGTCGCCAAATACGCGGCCAATCTGGACACCGGCATAATCACCTGGGGCGACCTGACCGGCATTTCGCAGCCGCTGACGATTGTCGACCGCATCGAAGACATGGCGGTTCTGACCGATGTGCAGATCACCGGCGACCTGACCTTGAGCCAGCCGATCACGCACAATTTCCCGCAAGACGAAACGCTGGTAGCGAATGCGATCATCTACGGCACGCTTTACGCCCGTACTTCGATCCCGTTCGATCAGCAGACCTGGTCGAACGAATGGAGCGACACGGCGATCGGCTCGACCGTGGCGGCGCAATATAACGCCACGCAATACCCGATCGCGGTCGACAATGCCAGCGCGATCGAGGAACGCTGGGCGCTGATTTTCACCAACGCGACGACCTTCAACGTCATCGGCGAGCATGTCGGCCAGATCGCATCGGGCACGATTGGCACCGACACGGCCCCGATCAATCCCAACACCGGCGAGCCCTATTTTACCCTGCTGGCCGGCGGCTGGGGCGCCGGCTGGTCGGCTGGCAATGTTTTACGGTTTAACACCTACGCGGCCGCGCCGCCGGCCTGGATCATTCAATCGATCGCCCAGGGCGAGGCAACATCAAGCGACTTTACCTTTTGTCTCGAAATGCGCGGCGACATTGACACGCCCTAACACCAGTTAAGGAATTATTAGCATGGCAGATTTAGCCCTTTCTTTAGGCACGCGAAACGATCGCCTGCAGGCGATTTTGAACAAATTGGACGCCGGAACCGGCCCAGGGAAATTATTAGTTTATACCGGACCGCGGCCGGCCACCGGCGCCGCCATCACCACGCAGACGCTCATCGGCACCTGTGTTTTGTCTGATCCGGCCGGCACGGTCGCCGATGCGCAGCTGACGTTTTCGCCGATCAGCGACGACCTCGCGGCCGATGCCGATGGCGAAATCGCCTGGGTTCGCGGCGTCGATAGCGACGATAATTTCGTTTTAGACATGGGCGCCGGCCTGGCCGGCAGCGGCAAAACGGTTATTTTCGACACGCTCACGGCCAAACTGGGCGGAATCATTAAATTCCTGGCCGGCGCCATCATGGAGGGCAACGCATGACCTGGATAATTAAAGGCAGCGTACAGGGCCAATATGCGACGCCCGTCACCGTGCGCGTTTATCGGCTGGATACGGGCGAGCTGGTCGGCGTGGCCAGTCTAGTGACCGGCGACTATGTGATCGTCGTGCCCGAGGATACGGCCTATTTTTTGACCTGTACGGCCGACATCGGCAGGCCGTGGGAACCGGGCAAATTTCGCGCCGTCGGCGAGCTGGTATTCCCCAGAAACGCCCCGGCGATCGTGCCTTATTATTTCAAATGCACGGGCGCCGGGCAGTCTGGGCAGACCGAGCCCGACTTTGTCGGGACGCCTTTAGTGATCATTCCTGATGGCGAATGCGAATGGGAACGTGTCGAACGCATCCCCGAGCCGCTGATCCAGTTTCCGGTTTTACCTATCTTAATTTAAGGCGTTTTTCATGAGCGGCACAGAAATCATATTAATCAGATCAAGCGACTACGGCGCTCCGGTTATCAACGGCACCCAGGGCAGTTTAACGGCAGCCCTCAAAGCGGCGCTGCAGGACGGCTTCAACCCACAGCCCATTCAAAGCATTACCCGCAGCGGATCGACGGCCACGGTCACTTTCGCGGATCCGCACAACTACAACCCGGACGGACTGACCAAAATCCTGCTGGCCGGCATTGATCAGGCGGAATACAACGGCATTTTTGAGCCGTTTAACGTCACCCAGCTGTCGGTCGACATCACCGTGACCGGATCGCCGGCCACGCCGGCCACCGGCGCCGGCATGACGGCCAAAGTCGCCCCGCTCGGCTGGAGTGAAGTATTCAGCGCCACGGGCAAAGCGGTATTCAGAAGCAACGAGGCCACGTCCACCCGGTTATATTTACGCGTCGATGATACCGGCGCCGCGACAACAGACTCGTATCGCTCGGCGCTGATCCGCGGCTATGAGACCATGGCCGACGTGGACACCGGCACCGGGCCATTCCCGACGGTCGCGCAGTCGGCGAACGGTCTGTATGTGACCAAATCGTTTACCTTAGACGCCACGCCCAGAAACTGGATCATTATCGGCGACGGGTTCGAGTTTTTCTTATTGCTGGCACACGGTTATAGTTCGACGCATAATATTTATACGTCACATCATTTCGGCGATCCGGCCTCAGAAATGGCCAGCGACCCGTTCGGCTGTTTGATTAATGGTTTAAATGCATCGATTTACAATAATTATCCCGATAGCACGCCAAGCCAAATCCTAAACAGCTGGGGCGGTCAAAACGGGCATTTTATGGCGAGATCTTATACGCAGGCCGGTGGATCGATTCAGGTCGGAAAACAGGGCAATTATGTAGCGGGGACTGGACATTTAGGCCGAGGCAATATTCCTTATCCGGCGCCGCTGAATAATGGCATTTATCACTCGCCGGTCACGGTTCACGAAGCATCAGGAAACGTCATCAGGGCGACATTAAAAGGCATTCTGCAACCGCTCCATACGCAACCGTTAGGGCATGGCGCCTTATTGCCGGCGAATCTGTCGCCGATCGGCCGCCGGCTGTTCGCGGTTGCAACAGCTTTTTCGAACGCCACCGCCGGCGAAACGCATTTTGACATCGATGGGCCGTGGCGATGAGCAGCGGCGGTTTGATTGCCCTGGTATTGCGTAAAACCCTGCTGGAATGGTCGACCATGCCCAAGCGGCCGAGCGTTTTTATCAATCAGTCTATGCTGACTACGGGCTTTGATGACAGACATCCAATCTACGGAGGCACGGCGGCGGGAACGGGCGTCGGCACGGTTTCCGGCGTCGTCAAACTCGGCGCATTGCCGGCCAAACGGCGCGTGCGGCTGTATGAAGCGAGCACCGGCGTTTTGATTCGCGAACAATGGGCCGGCGCTGATGGCAGCTACCGTTTCGAAGGCCTCAGAAAAGATTACAAATACACCGTCACGGCGGTCGATTACTCGGGCGTTTATAACGATGTCATAAAAGCCAATATCACGCCGATCTAATGAGCTACACGCCGCCGCCTGGCAATGCCGCCGACCTGTTTCTCGACGGGGCGTATGCCGCCCCAGCGGGCGATGCCGTCGAGCTGAATTTTGTCCCGCTGCCAGACGGCAGCGCTGTCGGCATTTTATCGGGCAGGCTAGACGATGCCGCGGGCTTGTTTTCGGCCGATGTCGTGACCGTCTCGTCTGGAACGATTTCGGCAACGCTGGACGACGCCACGGGCGCATTTTATGGCGCTGTTCAATCGGGATTATCCGGCACGATTTCGGCGACGCTTGAGGATGTCGCCGGCGCATTTTCGGCCGCCCTGCCGCCGGCGGCATTGGGCACGATTTCGGCGACGCTGGACGACGCAGCCGGCGCATTTTCGGCGGCTTATGACTTCAACACACACCGATTCATAACCAGCAGCTGGAACGCCACCGAAGCGACGATGCAACCGATCGCGGCGACGGTTCGATCGATCCAGAGGGCGCCGGCGCCATCGAGCGGCCAGGCGGCGGTCGTGGCGTCGGCGGCCCTGCCGATCCGGTCTGGCGTGCGGTCGGATCTGAATCAATCGGCGCCATTATGGTTCGAGACGAAATCAACGCAGCAGGCCGGGCAGGCGCTCGCACAGGCGGCGAACGTCGACCTGGCGCAGCTGCTGCCGGTGGCGGCTGATATTTGTGCTGATACGAAAGAAACGGCCGGCCTTTCGAGCGCGACGCAGGCCGGCTTTAATCTGCTGGCGTTTAATATCTTTGACTTATGCGGCGCCGCTGACGACGCCGGCAAAACGCACCACACCTTCACCCGGTCGTTTTATATCGAGCCCGATCCGGCCTATACGCCATCGACCGATTTCGACCTGGGCGGCGTGTCGCAGTATTCGCCGATAGTGGTCGAGCGCATCCGTTATTTTCCGTCGTCGGATCTGGTGTTCAGCGAGCCGATGCCGGCCGACGAACAGCCGGTCGTTCTTGACTTTCCCGGCTTTAATGTGCCCTATTATGACTATACCTTTCATATCTACGACGAACCGGCGGCGCCTTATTCGCCATCGACCGATTTCGTACTGCCTTATTCGTCAGCGCTGGTCACGGTCAACGATGTCGAGCAGATCGGCGGAATCCGGTTCAGTTTTGCCGCGACCTGGCGGCAGGCCGGCCGCCTCGATGTCGAGCGCTGCGCCCCGGTCGACGCCGCACGCCGGCCGCCGCCCGGAACCAGCGTATGGATCGATCCGCCCAGGCGGCCGCCTGTTACGCCGCCGGAGCATGTTGTTTTCAATATCAAAACAAAAACGGCTTACATCATGAATCATTCTTTGTCTGTCACCTTGTTAGACCTGACGCCGATCCCGATGTCGGCGGTTAGGCTCAGCTATGACGCCGATGCGTTCGCCTGGCAGTTCAGCGGCCAGCTGGCCGACAAGGCGGCGCTGCCGCTAGTCAAACAGGCCGCCGGCCAGCCGCCCGTTCAGCTGATCGTTACGATTAACGGCTACAGCTGGAAAGTGCTGGTCGAACGGATCGGCCGCGGGCATGAGTTCGGCCGGAATAACATCACGCTGAACGGCCACGGGCTGACGGCGCTGCTGGGCCAGCCGTATCAGCAGCCGGCCAGCGCCACGCAGGGCAGCGCTCTGACGGTTCAGCAGCTCGCCGAGCTGCATCTGCCGCCCGATTGGTCGATCAACTGGACGGCGCCGACCTGGCTGGTGCCCGCGAACGCGTATAGCTACAGCAACCAGACGCCGATTCAGGCGCTGGCCAGCATCGCCAAAGACATCGGCGCTATGCTGGTACCGGCCCGCGACAGCCAGACGATCGCCATCATGCCGCGCTATCCGGTTTTACCCTGGGCATTCGACCAAGCCGAGCCCGATGTCACGATTCCCGACGCCCCGATCGTCGCTGTCAACGAAACGACCGTCGCGCCCAGCCAGGCGAACGCGGTCTATGTGCACGGCGGCGAAGTCGGCGGCGTGCTGGCCTGGTGCCGGCTCAATGGCACGGCCGGCGATCGCCTGGCGTCTAGCGTATCAAATGCCCTGCTGACGGATGTCGTCGGCTGCCGAGCCCTGGGCGAACGCATCCTGGCCGGGCAATATAAGCAGCCTGGCATTCAGTCGATCACGCTGCCGATGGATGGCGTCATGATCCCGCTGCTGTCGGTCAGCCAGCTGGCCGAGATCACGGTCGACGGTTCGCCCGTGCGCGGCATCGTCAACGGCGTCGCGATTGAAGCCACGCTGGCCAGCGTGCGGCAGACGATCCAGATCGGCGAGGAAACGCCGAACCAGTGGACATTGTTCAAAGATCTGCTGCCGCGTGATCCGCTGCTGGTCGCAACGCTGTCGAGCACCGACGGCAGCACGGCGATCATGACGCTGCTCGATGGCGGCGTCGTGCGCGTGCGCGGCACGGGCACGGTCGGCAATAAATACTATATCCGGGCCGGCAAGATCGACGGCGAGGCGCCGAACATGATGGAGAATGAGGTGGTTATTTAAGGAGGGTGTTAATGTGTCCCTCCTTTGCTGCAATTTGCAATAAAAAATTGTGCCAAATATCGCGCAAATCTGTGCCAAATATCGCGCAAAGCTACACCGTATCCCAAAATTTACAAAAGTTAAGAAATCTGGATTTTATTAGGCCACTCTTTTTATAACTTATTGATTCAATTGGTCGGGGCGAGAGGATTTGAACCTCCGACCCCTTGCACCCCATAAGGGTGAACTTTCATTCCAAGCGATCCAAAGAAATCCAAGAATATATTTAACTGTATGTTTTTATTATTTATTTAATGATTGCCTTGTCCGATCGCGTCCGATAGAATTCATCCACAGCCAATAAAAACCGTATCCCAAACCGTATCCCAAAAACCGTGCAGGTGAATGATGGCAAAAGGCAAATTGACCGATTTACAGTTTAGAAACTTGAAGGCAGGCGACAAGGAAAGGCTGGTCTCGGATGGCGGCGGGCTTTATGTGCGTATCAGGGCAAAGGGTATCGGCGGAGGGGTTTCGTTTCGGTTTCGAAGTTTCGTAGGGGGCAAGCAGCAGTGGATCACCCTGAAAGCCTCAACCTTGGCCGAAGCTCGGAAAGAGTGCGACGTTCTTAGAGAACGGGCATGGGATGGTGTGGATTTACAACTGGAAAAGAAGCTGGAAAGGGAACGCCAAAAACAAAAGCAACTGGAAGAACGTGCGGAACTAAAGCGGCAACAAGCCGAATTGGCACGGGAACTTGCTCATCAACAATCGCTGATTACCGTGAGGAACCTCTTCGAACGTTGGACCGCGACCGACCTGCAAAACCGCAAGGACGGCGGCAAGGAAATCCGGCGCATGTTTGAAAAGGACGTGCTGCCCGTTATCGGCCATCTTGCCGTGGCCAATATACGCAAGGGACACATCACAGAGATTACCGACGCGTTGCTGCTGCGCGGCGTCAACCGCATGGCCAAATTGATCCTGTCGCTTGTCCGCCAGATGTTTCGCTTTGCCGTGGATCGGGATATCATCGAGTTTGACCCCACCGCCAGCATACGCAAGGCCAAAATCGGAGGTAAATCCGTGGAGCGTGATCGAGTATTAAGTGAGGATGAAATCCGCGAGCTCTGCCGCAAGTTGCCGGACGCCAACATGATACCTTCAACTGAGTGTGCCATTTGGCTTATGCTTTCGACGTGCTGCCGCGTTGGTGAGTTGTCTAAAGCCCGCTGGGAACATGTCGACTTTGCGGCAAAAACGTGGCTTGTTCCGGATGAGCACAGCAAGAACGGCAAACCGCATACCGTTTATCTTTCCGATTTTGCCTTGCGCCAATTTGAACGTCTGTCGGCATATCGGGAGTCAGATGCTTGGCTGTTTCTGGACCGGACCAAGACAACGCACGTTTGCGACAAATCTATATCGAAGCAAATCAATGACCGTCAGACAGATCGCGTGAGAAGCAATAAAAGTCAACATAAGGATGCTCTGCGGTTATCAGGCGGTAAGTGGACGCCGCATGACTTAAGACGGACTGGTGCAACGTTAATGGGGAATTTGGGCGTATTGCCAGACGTTATTGAAAAGTGCCTGAATCATACCGAGCAAAACAAAATGAAGCGAGTCTACCAGCGACAGGAATTGAAGATGGAACAGGCAGAGGCATGGCAGAAGCTGGGAGAACGACTGGAGCTTTTAACTCGAGCAGAGGCTGACAATGTTATTGTCGCAAGTTTTGGCAAGGTGAACGCCTTATAA